TAACATTAAAAGAAAGTGAAAGATCAATGAAGTTTGGATATATTAATATATCCGTCGGCGTCTCGGGGGATGGCAGTGGAGTCGACACTGTGCGTTTTGAAAATCCGTGTTCAACTTTTGGCGTCATTGATAAACTTGTGATTGCTCCGAGAAGCCCGTCATCCTTCACGGACCCAACAGAGGATATCACAGATCTGGCAATCATATTGCCAAACTTCATTCTCACCAAAGGCGCTTGTGCAATAGTTAAAGCATTGCAAGACCCGCCGTTGCCGCTATACTTTGGATATAGAAATTGAAAAAATATATTAAGCCTCGCCATGGCGAAGTCCACACCAGCAAAATCATGTTTACTATTTGTAACATTCGGAACAGTAAAAGACAGACCAATCGTTCTTTGGGTGTTCTGGAAAGTATGAATTGGATCCATGCGACCATATACTGGGTCCTGCCGCCAGTTCGAATTGAAAGAATCGCTGTAACTCGTTAGAAATGCCTCAAATGAGAGACTGATACCCGTGATATAACTATAGAATTCCAACTTGCCACCAGCATCGCGCACTGAGTTTGGGAGAATAGTGACCCCCTGTGGTGTTTCCGTTTTATTAAACATCTCTCGTGTCTCCCTTAAGCAAACCGACTAGTTAGTTTGGTGCTGATAGTTTTGTCTGAAGCCTTGCCTGTTTCTCTCGCAAGTTCTCTGCCATTAAGCTCCAATATAATTGGTCTCTGTCGGCCGGAGCCGGCGGCAGCGTTAGAACCAGCTATTGCCGTTGCACTATTGGCACTCGCTACTGCCGGGCTTGTTGCGATACCTCTATCAGATATTCCCTTATGCAACCCAGTATTTACTTTTTCTGTTTCGGGAGATCCAAGGCCCATTGCTCTTTTGACTCCTCGCCAGGCTCGGCCCGGGAGATCGGCCATCGCCTTAGCAATCTCAACTAAATACTTGAATTTTGAAATCCAAAGATCAAGCGTATCAAAAAATGGAGGAGAAGCCCCCTTCCAGAAAAGATTACTTAAGCCAACTATAGCGCCCATTAATGCTGTGATGGCAGCAGTTGCCCAACCCACAGGAGTAGTAATGAGGAAGATGGCTGCGCCAATAGATCCAATGACGGCTCCCAAAGCAACAAAAACAGGGATAGACGGCTGAATAATCTGTAAAAACTTCTTAAACCAATCAACCGCCGGGCCCATTGCAATAGCAAATCCCATAGCTATTTGGCCTAGTTCATCCATAACGGTATTAAACTGTGCTGTTTGCTCCTGAAGTGCTATCAGCTCTTCGGCCGATTTTGTAGCCCCAGGCAACAGATCTTCTCGTCCCCGAAGAACAAAAGCCAACTCGCTAGCGTCATTAAGCCCCATCGCCTCTGCCAAAGCCTTGCGCTGGAACTTGGACATTGTATCAAAGCTTAGACCCGCTGCATCCACAGACTCTTTAAGCATTCGCATTCTTTCTGCCGGATCTTCCTCCATAACCATATCCATTGTATTGAGGAAAGGCCCACCAAGCATAGCATTTAGTTTTCCGACTGATTGTGCCGCTGCATCAAATGTGTCAAATTTTGATGTGATGCCATAAAGCCGGTTTATATCGATACCAGTTGCCTTGGCTTCTCTCTGGAGGTTTTTGAACGCTTGGACGCCGCGCGTGCCAAGTTCATTAATCATCGGGGCCATCTTGTGGAAGTCTGCTGCAACCTGACTAGTCGCAAGACCAAGATCTTGTGCAAATGTCTTCAAGTCTCTAACAAGATATTCAGCCTGCGTAACCGACATTCCCAAGCCTTTTGTGGCTAACTGAATATTAGCGGTAGTATCTTTAGAGGCGATTCCCAATTCATTTAAAACGGCTGTCGTATCTGCAAGGAGCTTTGTCTCTTCTTTTGTCATCATAGTAAAATCAGAAACATTTGTGAACAGATCTGAATAGGCCTGTCCGGCTTCGTCTGCCGATACGCCGGCAAAACGCAAATCAATGTTCGTTTCTCTTATCTGGGCATTAAACTCTCCCGAGGCGCCGGTGGTTTTATTAAACTGAACGACTGCCTTGTCCTGTGCGAGGGCCATGGCCGCGGTTGCTTCAACAACCTTGTCTATTGTGGAGGTCATAACTGTAGAGACGCTAGCAATGCCCTTCATGCCTCCCATCACACCCGACATATACGCACCCGGGTCTTGTGCTACCTTGCCCAACAGGGATGTTGGCGTCTTGGTTATGCCAGTAAACCGCTTTAATATGCCCTCGGCATCGCCGGCGCCTTGTCTTTGTACTTGTTGTCTTTTTTCTTCGATCTGAAGCAACTTATATTGTTTGGCGAGTTCGTCGGTAAGAACCCCAGCCTCTTTAATTTTTACGTTGAGTTCTTCCTCTCTAACCTTAAGTTGTTTCTCCGCGAGATCTAGCTCTTTTTCATACAAGCCAGCGATATTGAGGCCATGCTCTTCTAATTGCTTAGCTACTCCAACTTGAGCTTCTAATTTTTCAACACTTTTTATGAGGCGTTCAAGACGGCGCTCTTCTGATTGATCAATGTCGTGTTGCGTCGTCGCGTATTCTGCAAGAATTTTAGCCTGTTTTTCACTTAAGTCTTTGCGCTCTCTTTGGAGCGCCAGGGCCCTTTCTAATTCTGCTACTGTGTATTCAAGTTTAGCCATTTAATAAAATCCTTATTTAAAAGGCCACTTTAAGCCCGTTTCACGCTCAAAACTCTTCGACGCGGCGTCGAGCTGAGCTTTACTTTTATAAGTTGACGGATGATCTAAGCCATATTTCTTAGCCACATCGATGTATCTCTTTTCGCTTGCAATAGCTGTAGCAAAAGACTGAACTTCTCTTTCTTCTCCACGAATTTTAACAGGAATATCGAGCCCGCCAAACATAGCCTTTAAAATGTGCTCAACCCACCCGCCAAACATAGCTAAAAAACTCTCATTTAGTTGTTTTTTTCTAAGATCGTTGAAGTCAATAACTATTTCTACAAGCTTGTCCTCGTTCAAGGAAACGGCGCCTTCAGCGCCTGCTTTCGGCTTTTCCGTCTCTGTTTCTCCTGTTTTAGTCACTTCTTCTTCTCCTTTCTTTTCTCCCGGTGCGGTTGGGGCGGGTGTGATTCTATGCAAAAAATTCGTTAAGGCGTTAGCCAGAACCATAGAAAGTTTTTGTGAAAATATATAGTGTTTAGACACACGCCTTCCAATCTTCTTGTCTTTTAGGCTCTTTTTATTTGAAGTTTCCAGCTCATGTATAAACTTGTCTAATTCTTTATGACCCGATTCGTGAGAGTCCTCAAAAGCCGGGGCCAATTTAGTATCAAGCCATGTGCTGAACTGCTGGGCCATCGGCTTGAGTCTTTTTTTCAATTCCTCCCTGGTCTTTTCGGCCCTTGCTTCTTTTTCCTCTGGCGTCTCCTCTTCGTCTGCTTCGTTAAGTCGTGAGCCCTCCTTGGCTAGTAGGTGTATACTAAAATTCTTAATCAATTTAGCGTATTGGCGAGCTGTCTTTTGTCCCAGGCCAAGGCGCCTATCATTTAAAAGTGATTTATATATTTTCGTGTCTACTGGATCCGCGACAGATCTCAGGCCTCCGATAATTCTAACACCTGTGTCGGCTCCAACTTCCAAATCTGTCGAGACGCGGACTTGAGGTTCTTCTTTTTCTTCTGGTTTGGCCGCACCCGGATCGTCTTCTAAACCCTTACCTTCCATCCACCCGGTTTCAATTTTATCTGCTACGTCGTGGATATCAAGCCAAACCTTAAGTTGTGTCCTAAAGATACCCAGAGGTTTTCCAATTGCCTTACCTTCTCCAGCCGACATGGGCTTTCCTAACTCAGTCCATGCCTTTTTGACTTGTTCTGTCCATTTCTCTGCTTCTCCGAGAGTAAGGAATGCGGCGGTATTGAAATCTTTTGCTTCTAGTTTAAATATAATGCCTTTCTTCTTGCCCTTAAACCACTCTGCGGCCGGGGACTCTTTTAGCACCTTGGGATCCAATTCATAATAACCAATCTGAAGATCATCCAACTCTTTGAACTTCTCGCCAACAAAAGAGTTTGCTAGCTTGGCCCAGTCGGCATTCCTGTTTTTCCACGCGATTAGTGCTTCAACATTGTCTTCGCCTTCTGGATCAACTATCTCTTCGAAAAGTGGGGAAAAGCTTTCTTCCAACAACGACTCGGAAAGAACTCGATCAATTTCTTCATTAAGTTTATCCATATATGGCCGTCTCCTTAGTATAATTAGTATCTTAATAAAATAAAAGCCAGGGCTTTAACCCTGGCTTATCTGCCTTTTGGCTTGGCTTGCTCATACGCCTCTTGTTCTTTCTTTTTTTGTTCTGATAGTCTCTCTAAGAACCACCTTCGAATTACAACAGGCAAATTATATGCCTCGGTAAAAGACCAGCCACCATAATATTTTAATAAGAAAAATTCCTCATAGATGCTAGCAGCATATTCATCGGTTAGACCAAAAAAAGTCCACCGTTAGGGGGATATCTACCTCCTGCTCGTGTCCACAAGACGAGCAAGTAAAATTATTCTTCATTTCAACCCCAGGTGCGGCTTTCATATATTCTTTTCTCAAGAATCTAGAGTCCTGGGCTGGCATAATATCAACGAATCGGTTAATTACCGATCTCTCCGTTTCACCATTAAGCGATACGATGATTGCCTTCAACTGATCGGTCAAGGTTGTTTCAGGTAGTTTCCTTTTCGTCTTATTCTCGGCCAATTTAGTTAATTTAACCTCTTCGCTGGCATTTAAAAGCTTGATTTCTGCTGTAACGTCCGTTCTCGGGAGCTTTACGCTAAATGTTCCTGCGCTTGATAGCTCTATATCATCGGATCCGTAATAGGGCCGGCACTCATCGAGATCAAATGTATATGTTAATGATATAGAACATGCTGGACATGTCGTCCTTGTTGCGTAGTCAGGTCCAAAACCTGTAATTCTAGACGCAACCATAATTGCGTTCTTATCAGCAACATATAGGGTGCCGACATCAACTGACTTATCAATCAAAATACTTGATATAAGCCGATCAATAGCCAAACCATTCTTAAGGAGCGTTCGGGAAGTTAGAATATCCTCCTCCTTCGCTGTCATAAAGCGAATTTCAACCATTTCCTTGTTTTGCAGGGGGTGGTCTTCAGAATAGAATCTGCCCCTTGTTGGCAAGTCTACGAATTCTGTTGGGGTAACAAAGTCAAATAGACTATTCTTCTGTATGGTCGCCGGTTCGACCGGATCAGGCGTGGCAGAAGATGCCAGCCGATCTTGATTATTTCTCAATTTTTACCTCTCATATGTAAATTAAGTTTTGATAACTTAGCTAAGAAAACTAGTTGGCGCCCGGACAACTGCGGGCCCATTGGCAAATTTTACTGTTGCATGGTCATACCGAACAGTAATCGTAATCTCTGAAAGACTATCTGAAGAGTAATCTAGGTCTCCGAAACTAACGCTCTCAAAAAAAGGATTAATCAGGGTCCACTCTTCTACCATGTTTCCATCACCATTGATCTGTCTTATTATGATCTCGCCAAAAGCGTCGGCTGCATCAGATTTATGCTGTCTTTCGCCGTACTTATCATAGCCAGCTAGGGCCAATAATTCAACTATGCCGCGGGAAACGTCAGTATCCGTTGTTGCCTGCATGACGTCCACACCGCCGGCCATGAATTTAAGAGTTACTATATCCCAGCTTGGCGAAGCCGGAAAATAAACCGAAGTCCCATCAACACTGTTCAGTTCAACAACGCTAAAGCTGAGCTTGGGTTTAGATACCGTTTTGGCCTCGACCATCATCCTAGTAGGAGAACCCATTTGAACGATAAACTTATAGTTCTGCTTGGGCTCATATGTCGATTGTACTAAAAAATCGCCAAGGGCCATAGTTCACCTACTCTGTCTTGAAAAGCTGCTTATTGGTCGGACTATTAAAAGTTGCCCAATCATAACGAACAGTCATAGTAATTTCTGTTAATCCCTCTTGAGTATAGTCCAGGTCACCAAATGCGACATCCTTAATCCAAGCATTGTTTAGGGTCCAGGTCTCTATCGAGACGCCCTCTGAGTCGATTTGATCAATTTTGATCTCACCCAATGCATCCACTGAAGAATTCTTTGAGGGATTTCTTAATCCTCGGTTCGGAACCAAAGCAGCAAACCCGGATGGAATATTGTAGCCCGAATCTACTATTAAAGACAAGAGTTCGCCTGCCGCGTCGGGCGAAACGGGGTCGACCAGCTTGAGAGTCACCGTTTCCCAAGTCGTTTTACCTGGATAGTAAAACTTATGGTTTAGGAAATCGTGAGTCGCCTCGCCGATGGTAAGCTTCGGCTTGGTCACCGACTTAGCATACCAAAGCAGTCCCCCACCCAAGTTGGTCATCGTGACTGTAAATCTAAATGCTCTTTTCGGGTCTTGGGATGTGCTGTTTGTCCAAAAGTTCTCGGCCATTAAGTGTTTCTCCTATCTCTAATTAGAGTTCATCTAAGTTTTGTGCTGTTCTTGTAATAACAAAATCAATCGCAATAAACTCGATTGCTCTTGCAGGCTTCACCAAGACCTTGGCATAAAGAATATTTCTATCAATCAAGTCAGGCGTAGTAGTTGATTCATCGAGGATGACTCGGAAATCTGTGATACCAAACCTTGACTGGACATTCCTTAATAGCTTCTCTGTCTGGGAGCGGAAGCGATCCCAAGTGACTGTGATATTTGGATCGAACAAAATAGTATTTGCAATCCTGGTGACCTCATGCTTGAGATAAATCAACATTCTTCTAACATTAATTCTATCCAGAGCACTTGGAGTAACCTGAAGTGTCTTCTGTCCGAAGATTACAACGCCCTCCGACGGGAAAGAAGCAATCGGGTTAATATTCCGCTCGTAGAGCTTATCCCTGTCCTCGGAAGTCAACCTCTGCTCAACACTCACCACAGGAAGCCCTGCCTTGCCCTCTGAGAGGCCGCCGCGGTTAAACCCGGCCGGGGCAAACCAAAGGTCGTTGGACCTCTCAGTGCTGGCAAATACGCCCAGAGCGACGACGGAAGGTGGAACCCTCACGCGGACGCTCCGAAGTGGGTCGCGAATATCAACCCAAGGATAGTAAGCGCAGCCATAGGAAGAGTTGATTCTTCTATCGACTAGATTACTAATAGTTGTATCAAGGTTAGATTTTCTCGAATCTTCCGTAGCAGTTGACTCAGCCGGTGGCTGGTGTGTTCCCTTAAGATCAATAATTGCTATTGCATCGCCGCGAGCTTCACAAACATTAACCAAGCGCACTGTAAGGGATTCGTTGGTCACACCGGGAATTGTAATGATATTGGTCGCAAGAAGTTCCTTATCGGATACTATGTCAATCGCTCTTTTGACGCTATAATAAGCATAATTATCCGCTTCTAGTTCTGATGCATCATCAAGCCTCGTGTTTCTGAACGGCTCTGCTTCGGTAATATCTAATCCGTCATTGCCGCCAAACATCGGGGAAATCAAACGATTGACACCCTTGTCAAGCAACTGATCCCAAGTACCGCCGGCCAGTCCACTGGTGGTCCGGACATCAGAGGGCCATCCGACGCTACTAGACTGCGCCGTCCACGAATCATATCTGGCGCGGGAGCCTGAAGACCAGTAAGCGCTTACAACTAAGCCGGCAGAACTAGTTGTGCAAACAACGTCATCTAGTGAAACAGCCCAAGAGAAGTCCATATAGGAATTATTGAGACCACCTTCGTTGAAATCAATTGTATCTGTATTAACATAAATACCCACTGGAGGGGCCCTCAAATAATCAACATATCCAGGATCAAAAGAAGGATCTGTAGTTGATATACTGGAATCAACACCGAAATATGCAGTTGAAACCGAGGCGCGTCCGTGCGATGCTGATATTCTAGTAGCAACCCCGGGGAAAGCAAATGAACCAGATGCGCCAGGCATGCGCCAATCGACAAGAACAGTTTCATCATGTTCCGGGCCGAACGGAATACTGTTTCCTCCCCGTACAAACGGCTG